AAGAGTTGGCAGCCAAAGAAGACAACCAATCTTACGATAAATTTAGCGTGCTATGAAAGAAATCGTAATGGAAAATTCTCATCTGCCAACTAAAAGTGGAGTTTTATATGCTCAATCTTTACTTGGTGGAATAGGACATTTAGTTATAGTTAGAAAAAATCAATTAAGTAATTTGGAAGAAGTTAAAAGAATATCGTCAAAACTAACTGTAACAAATGAATTAAATGATATTCATATTTACATAAGTCAAAATTTTGCGATTGATTTTATAGATGATAGTGAAGACCCATATTTGAAATTTGAATGGTGGTTAGTTGGTAAAGATGGAATTGCATATTCAAAAGGTGACGGAAGTTATAATAAAACATTTAAAAATTATAGTGTTTAAAATATATGGCAAAGAAAAATAAACAGGAGATACCTGCTTTAGAAGAAGAAAAGATGGTGTCTAAAGTAGATTATACTGATGATGAAACAAAATATCGTGGTTATCTTTTAAGCAGATTAGAGAAATCCAGAGACCAACGAAATGGGTCATATCCAGAATTTGACGATATGGATTATATGACCTACTACGAGGAAAATTCTAAAGCCGCCTATTCATATTTGAGAGAAAAGAAAAATGCCGAAGATGTCAGGATTGTTACTGGCACGACAATGGAAAAAGAGACTACATTACTATCGGCTCTTTTAAATTTTAATTTTGATTCCAGTATAATTGCTTTTGACCAAGACGATATAATGCTCAATGAAATGGGTTGGGTGATGGGTGATATGGTAAGAAAGTCAAAACATATTGACCTCTATGAAGCTAAGAGACCTCTTTATTACAAAGAGGGTTTAGACCAGGGAACTGCCTTTGTTGAAGAACTTTTTGTAGAAAGAAATAATGTCGTTAAGACACTTGATGAAGCCTGGTCTTCCAATGGCGTTAAAGATTTGAAAAGTATCAAATGGTCTGTCAGACTGGAAAAGACTTTGGGCGAATGTCAGTCTAATTTACTTTCTGGCACAAAAGTTTATCTTGGTAATATCCGTGAATTTTTTATCTGGAATCAACCCTATGCCTTTATCAGGGATTTATTATCTTATGATGAAGCAAAAACTCTTTATGGAGATTGGGAAAGATTTGAATATGTTTCTAAAAAAGTAGTTAAGATTACTGACGATGAAGTTATAAGTTATCGTAATTGGACTCTGATTGAAACTGAGAATGATATGGTCGAAGTGGTTAAATACTTTGACAAGTGGAATAACGAGTTTATGATTTTGCTTAACGGGGTGATGATGTTGCCGATTGGTTTTCCTTTAACGGCAGTTTCTCCTTCTGGTGAAATTCCGCTTGCCAAGTTTGACGCAGAAGCATTGACAAGATTCTGGGCTTACTCAAAATCAATTCCAGCCAAGATGAAAGTTGACCAACAGATGCTTGATGAGTTTTTAAGACTGATGATTCTCAAAACACGCCAGTCTTTCAAACCTCCAATGGTTAATAACTCCAACCGTATTTTAAGTCGTGATATATTCTTGGGCGGTAAGATTACTCAGGGAATCGGTAAGGGTCAGTTATATTCTTTACTTGGAGAACAGCAACTTGGTGTAACCCAGGGTGAGTTTTCCGTCTTTAACTTGATTAAGCAATTAGTCAATGAGAAAACTGTTAATCCAGTATTTTCTGGCGACCAAACTAAATCGGGAACTACTGCCACCGAAGTTCAGGAATTAAAAAAACAACAACTGATGAAACTTGGTTGGGTTGTTCTCGGTGCGATGGAATTTGAACGACAACTTACCTGGCTTCGTGTTCATAATATTTGTGCCAACTGGACAACTCCCATAGACAGCAAGATTGACATTTATAAAAACGAGATAGTTAATACTTACAGAAGTATAAACCTGGATTCAACTGGCGAAGAAGAAGATGTCAGTAAGATAATTGAGTTTAATCCAGAGAAAGCAAATTCAATGAGTCCAGACCAAGTATTAGCCGAAGAAGAAATACTTAGCAACTCAATTAGATTTCCTAATAAGAAAGTTAAAAAGGTTTATGTTAATCCAGAAGTATTGAGAACTCTTAAACTTAAATGGTATGTTGAGATTACTCCTAGCGAGAAGAATGTTTCTGAATTGAAGAGAACTTTGTTTATCAGCAGACTTAAAGAAGCCCAGATATTATTTGGCATTGATTCGTTGAATTACGATTATGCCAAGAAAAGATTTGCCATTATGTCGGAAGAAAATCCGCAGAAGTTATTTAAACAACAACAACCAGTAATGCCGATGATGGGTGGTGGAGGACAACAGCAAAAAACAATGGGTGATATGATTGCTTCAAGGGTCGGTCAAAGTGCCAATACTAACGAAGCAGTTCCCAATATTCAAAGTTTAATACAACAATAATGCTAGATAATAAGGATAAAATTAAGAATAAGTTTGATGATATATTGAAGAAGATAAATGTTGATTCCAATACCAGTAAGGATATTCTTGATGGTTTAACCGAAAATGAAAAGAAAACTTTATGTGCTGAAGCTCATAGTCTTGCCAATAACAAATTCTTTAATAAACTTTGTGATTTTTACATTAATCAGCGAATTCTTGATTTGGCTATTTCTGCCCAAGATATGGAAGAAATATTTTCTGAACGGGCTAAGGTGGTTGGTGTTGCCGAGATTAGGAATATCATAGTTTATCTTGATGGTATTCATAATGCCGACAATCAACCAAAAGAAGTATTTATTAAAAGTGATGTAGTATAAATTTATGCCAAAAGCAGAAGAAAGAAAACTTAAAAACCAAGCAAAAAAGAAAGGTTTAAAAGGTAAGAGAGCAAATGCCTACGTGTACGGAACTTTACGTAAGATGGGTTGGACTCCGTCAACTCAAAGAAATAGAAAAAATAAAAAGAAATAATGCTGTCAAACGACAGATAACATAAATTATATCATTAAAAAATTAAAAATGATGAAATTTAAAACGACTTACATTCACTCCCTTTCGGCTTATAACAATTACCTAAAAGGAGTGCAGGGACAGTTAAGTCTTCCAGAACTTAGGGATGTCAACAAGTTATTTAGAAAAGTTAGGGAAGAAGTTTTAATCGATACTGAAAATGCGATGAATATTAAACGTCAGGATTATGTTAAGATTCAAAATGAATCGGTAAATGAGAAAGATGAAAAAAAGAAAACTGAACTTCAGGCAAAATTAAGGGCAATCGAAAAAGAATTTGAAGTAATGCAGAATAAGGAAATTGAAGTTGAGGTTATGAAAGAAGGTCTTTTAGCCTTCAAGAAAATTTACGAAGGCACAAAAGTCGAACATTTAGAACAAGTTTCCAAGGATGGCAAGAAAGACAGGGATGTTGCCACGATTCTTAACTTCGAGAATTTTTACGATGAAGTTGAGAGTTCTTTAAGCGAAATAAAATAATAATTATGATAGCAAAGTATTATGACCAAGATGGGAATCCTGTTGAAAATGTTTTGAGTGCCGATGAGGCAAATAAAATGGCTGAAGACAAATCAAAAACTTTTCAAGAGGAATTATCCAAAACAAAAGAACAACTTGCCAAATTTGAAAACAAGGATTTTAATTTTAAGAAGTTGCGTGATATGACTAAAGAGGAAAGAGAAACTCTTAATGCTAAAGAAATGGAACTTCTAAAAAGGCAAGAAGCGATAGAGGAACAACAAGCCAATTTTACAAAGCAACAAAAAGAAACAAGAGAAAAAGAACTTGGTTCTTACAAAGAAGAGTATTTAGAGAAATTTGCTGGCAATGATGAAGAGATGAAGAAAAAAGTTTTATTTCATTTTAACCGTTTGGCTGATGAAGCAATCACTAAATCCGATATAGAAAAAAAGATGGGTGATGCTTGGGTCTTGGCTACTGGTGGCAGGTCGGCATCAGTTAATCCAATTTTTAGTGCTATGGCTAAGGATGGTGCGATTCAGACTGGAGGGAACAAAAGTGCTGATAAATTAACAGATGACCAATATGACCTCTTGAAGAAATTGAAGCCGAATATGAGTGAAGAGAAATTAAAAAAAATGGGTAAACTTTAAACTTTAAAATTATGACAAAAAATAAAGAAATAAAACAAACAGAAGAAACAGTCTCTACATCTCAACCAGTTGCAACTCCAGTTGTTCCAGTTGTTACTCAAGAACAAATTGATTCAATTATTAAATCTAATGAAGAATTAAAGTCTAAGATTGAACGACTTGAGTATGCTGCTAATAAGGCACAACTCGCCAAATGGAACGACCAACATCGTGAAACTGGTTTGAAAGAAGTTAAAGTAATTAGATACCACGATAAGTATGTTGTTGGTTGGGGTAAAATGTTGGAGAATAGATGCGAGAAAGTTGACGGTGTTTGGGAAGAATCTTTAAAGACAGAAATTATTTTTGAAGACGATACCAAAGAAATTGTTGATTATGAAATTTTCCAAAGAAATTATAAGTATGTTACTAGTAGTGTAATTTCAGAAATGAAAGATTCAAAAGGAAATACCGTCTATCAGATTCAACTACCAGAAGGAAAAGTTTTAAGCATTAATACAATATTCTTAAACTAATACTATGGCATTTTTAGGAAATAAAGAAATTAAAAAAGTAATGGAAATTGAGGGGAGTGATTTGGTTGAAGTTAGTTTATTTGGCGGTCAAATTGAAACTGATGAAACTATTAAAATCAACAAGAATCTATTAAGCGAGATACAGACAGAAAATATAGTTAATCAATATTATTATCACTTAATCAATTCAGTTTTAGCAACCAAGTTTTTAGAACAGATGGCTACTTATGGTTTAGAATACAAATATGTCAGTCCAGTTGCTCAGGCAATGTGTAATCTTTCTTTTAATCTTCGTGATGATAGTGTCGCCAAAAAGTTTAGTGTAGAGCATCCAGATGATATTCAATTAAATGACATCATCAAAACAAAATAACATTTTTGTTTGTATCGCTTGTAATTATCCAGCATTGCCGACAGATTTTGTTGTTTCGTTGTTCAGTATGTTTGACAACTTTTACGGATGGTGTAAGGAAAAAAAGAGAGATGACCATTTCTCATTGATAATTCACGGTGGATATAATCTTGATGAGATGAGAAATGATGTGACGGATATGGCTTTGGAGAATGGTGCTACGCATATCGCATATTTTGACACCGATGTTGTTTCGCCGCCAGAAACTTTATACTGGATGATGGAAGATTTGGAAGAAAATGAAGACCAGGGAGTTGAGGCAATTACTGGAATATACCACTGGAAAACAGAACCATTCCATCCGTATCTTTATTCTCAATGGAGCGAAGAAGAAACAGCTTTTAATGGAATAATCACTTATCCGCTTGATACTTTGTTCCAGGTAGCGGCTGCTGGTGCTGGTTGTTTTATGGTTAAAAGAGAAGTTCTTGAGAGAGTAAAAAAACCTTGGTTTAAGTGGGTTAAGCCAGGTCAGATGGAAGAATTGCCAAAAGGTATTGGAGAAGATTTATTCTTCTTCTGGAAAACGAAACCATTGATGCTTTGTGACAGTAGGATAAATTGTCTTCACTACCAAAATAAAGGAATCGGTTTGAAAACTTATTTATCGGTAAATGGTCTGGAAATTAAAAATAATTGGATAACAGGCAATGAAGAAAATATGAAAAAACTTTTAGATAAAGCCAATCTAAAAGCACAAAAAGGCGTTGAAGAGTGGCTTAAAAAGAAAGAGGTTTAAAAGTTTAAATAGGATTAGTTCTCAGTCATCGCCCAAGTAGATTAGTCTACGTGGGCGAAAACGGGGAAATCAAATCCCTTGTAAAAAATAAACAATCTATTACTTCGCAGGAGAAACTGCGTCATCAACGTAGTATTAGGCTCACTACAATTAAAACAATGGTTAGTCGAACATTGATTTTGTTGTAGTTTTTTGTTTGGTTAAGAAAACAGTTATGGCTCGATGGTGTAAAGGGAAAACCAAAATGGTTTGGAAACCCAAAACAGCTTCTGTAACTTTTACCGAGGGAGACATCGTTATGATGACTTCTGGTTATGTTGCCACAGCAACTGCTCAATCAGTTGAACATCTTGGTCTTATTAGAACTGCCGTAACAAGTGGTGATGCAGATTTTGCATCAACAACTTTAGTTCCAGTGGAAGTTCCACTTGAACCAAGTGCTGAATTTGAATGCACTGTTACTGGTACTCTATTAACGACCTCTTTTGGTGTTGCTTATGATTTAAGCACTGCTGGTTTGGTGAATAAGTCGGGGACTACCTATAAAGTGGTTACCTGTAAAGGTTTCATTAGCTCTGCCAAAGGTAGATTTACTCTTAACTCAAACGCTGATTATACAGACGCATAATATTAACTTACAAATATGAGTGAACTAAATACAAGTACACAATCTGATTTTACAAAGGCTGCAGATATCATCTTTATGGATGAGTTGCAAGCTGTTCCTCAAGTTGCCAGAACATCTGGTCTCTTTAAGGTAGTTAGTATTCCTGCGAACTCTGGTGATACCAGAGAATTCAGCGAAATTGATTTAGAGTTATACGCTACTATTAAGGATGAGGGAGACCAAGCTCAGAGAGCTCAAGTTCAACAGGGTTTTTCAAAAACAATGTCCGTTGACCGCTTTGGTAAAGACATTGGAATTACCTATGAAATGAGAACTCGAAATAAATACCCAGAAGTTATTGCTCGTTTAACCAACATAGCAAGATTAGTCCCACAAAGACAGGAATTGGATTTACAACACAGAATTGGGTTCGGAACTGCTACAACCTATACCAACAAGGAAGGTAACACTGTTACCATTTCTACTGGTGAAACTACATCTACTGCTTTATTTGATTCTACTCACGATTTACGTGGTAGTTCAACGACCTATAGAAATATCTTGGCGAATAATCCAAGATTATCTAAGGGTGCTTTAGAAGGTATGGAAAGATTAGTTACCGAAAATACATATAATCAGATGGGAGAAAAGATGACAATGTCTTTTGACATTCTTTTCACCACTGATGACCCAAACACAGTGAATACTGCTCGTGAATACTTGCAGTCAACCGCTGATGTTGAAGGTGCAAATTCTGGTGTGACTAACGTCTACAAAGCGAAATATCGCCACGTAGTGCTACCGTTGGTTGCGACAAACGCTTCGGGTGCTCCAGATACTGATAAAAGGTATTATTGGGGAATTGCCTCTTCACAGATGTCATCTGCTTATTTGGGTGTTTGGGAAGAACCGCATTTTCTACCGCCCGCTGATTTAGGTAAAGATTCTACCGAAGATTGGCAATATGGTGTTAGAGGAGGTTACGGTATAGTTATCGTAAGTGGTTCGTTTATCAAGTTCTCGAAAGGCGATGGTGCTGCCTAGAGGTTAGAATAACATTTGATTTATGAGTTATGGTTTAGTCGCCATAATGAGGTCGGTAGGTGGAATCAAGTGGTTTAATAAATAAATATGTCAAATTATAATCAAAATTCAGGTTACGGACAAGCATTACTCAACAGATTAAATAATGTTGCTGCAAGTATTTGTCCGACATTCGGAAGAATTTTAGTAGTTATGAGTCCAAGCGATTCAGCAGACCCAAACTTTCAAATTCTTCAAAATGTTTGTAAGAATGACCCAGATGGTAATGTGAGATTTTTTACTACTATACCCGCTGCTTATGCGGCTACAACTACTAACAATAATGATGTTATTCTTTTGGACTCTCATACAGCCCATTTGTTAACAGAAATGTTGGAAGTTACAAAAAGTAGAGTTCACTTTGTTGGAATGGCTGGTGCAGGTCGTAAATTGGGTGCAAGAACCAGAATTGAAACAAGTGGAACGGGAGTGGCGAATGATGTGTCTTTGATAAAAGTCACTGGCACAGGAACTACTTGGCACAACATAAAAATAGCAAACAGTTTTACTGCTGCTGAGAACTTATATGGATTTACTGACCAAGGTTCTAATACTTATATGGAGTATTGTGATATTGAGAATCAAGGTTCTGCACATCTGACTAATGTCAACGCTGCATCTTTTAACTGTTCTGGTGGTGAAGGAATCTATAAGGAATGTAACTTTGGAGTTTATACTCTTCAACACACGGTTGCTTCTGGTCAAGAAATATTATTAGGAGCTACATCAAGATGTGGTGGGAATATTTTTGACCATTGTTTTTTCCGTTCTTGGACAACTCAAATTACTCACGTATTTGTTAGAGCTGGTGCGGCTGCAATTAATAGTAGCATTGTTAACTTTGAAGATTGTATCTTCAATAACAGAGGCACTGTTGCTTCTGGTGGTGTAACATTAACTGCCGCTGTTGCTACAAATTCAGGTCTTGGTGGAAGAATATGTTTCAGTTATCCCCGTATTGATGGTTGTGCTGATTTAGCTACTTCGGTTGCGGGATGCACTGGTTGCTTTGTAGTTAGTCCTGTTACTTCTACTGCTGCTTCTGATTGCATTTCTATTCAATGTTCTTAATTTCAAGTTTATGGCACAAGCATACAAGTTATACAAAATATGTACTTCTTGCAATGGAACTGGTAAATTAGTTCCAATGGTAGAACACGGAGAAGAACCAGATTGTCCTGATTGTAAAGGAACGGGAATAGTATTATCAGGTTATTGCACGGAAGCAACATATAGTATTCCAAAAATAGAAGAATAGGTTTCTTATGAAACTAACAGTTTTTACTGGTTTTCTGTAAAAAAACCAGTAAAGGTCAATTTAATTAAAAAATTATTAATTAAAATATAAAAATTATGAGAAATTCATGCAATACAATTTATCTTCTCAATGCCAAAGCCGCCAATGGTGCTGGGAATATCATTGATGTCTCTGATTACGACTATGTTATTTTACAGTATGGGACAACTTCAACGACAACCGCAACTGTAAAGTTTCAGGGTTCAATCAGTGACGATTCACCAGCATTTGCTTCGGCACAATCAGTTTCTAATCATTGGGACTATATTGATGTAATAGATTTACAAAGTGGTTCTTCCATTGATGGTGATACTGGCATTGCTGTTTCTGGTTCAAGTGATTTTAGAAATGTTCAGATTAATGTTGATGGTCTAAAATGGCTTTGTGCCATTGTTAGTGGTTATAGTGGTACTGGAACAGTTACGGTTACTGGCAGAGGATTTACAAATAATTAAAATAAATATGAGAAATTCAAGAAACATTCAAACTATTTTTTCTGCTCAGGCAGGAACTGCACCTCAAACTGGTCTTAAAATTGATGTATCTGATTGTAATTATGTTGTTCTTCAGTTTGGGACTGCTTCAAGTGCCAATATGACTGTGAAGTTTCAGGGAAGTCTTAGTGATGACGCACCAGATTTTTCAGATTCTCAATCAGTCACAAATCATTGGGATTATATTGATGTGATTGACTTACAAGACGGTGCATCCATTGACGGAGATACTGGAATTGCTCCAGCTGGCACTGATGACTTTAGATTATTCCAAATTAACTGTGATGGTTTGAAGTGGTTATGTGCCACAATGACTGCCAGAAGTGCTGGAACAGTTACATTGAAAGTGAGAGGATTCACGAAAAGTTAATTAATAAAATAAACCTATGAAAATTATAACTAGTTTAAAAGATGAAAAAGAAAAATTAGGTCGAGTGATGAATGAGTATAATGTTATTAAAAAACAAATTTCTGATACTGATAATAATATTTCTAATCTTCAGAACCAACAAAAAGAAGAAAAAGATAAATTAGAAGAATTAAAAAAAGAAATTGAAAAAGTATCTAATGAAAAATTAGAATTGATTAAAGGGTTGGAAGTTGCTAAATCTGAATTTGACAACTTTCTTTTTAATATTGAAAATCAGAAGAAAGATTTGATAATAGAAATAGAAATTCTCAAAAAAACAAAGGAAGATATAAAAAATGAATCAGTTTCTTTATCTAATGAAAAGAAAACTTTAATGGGTTATATCACTGAAGAAAATAATAAATTTAATAAAGTTAAAGTAGTTCTTGAAAATGACATTGCTCAACTTAATAAAGAATTGGAAACTAAAAGAAAAGATGTTTCCGACTTGGGCGATAAAATAGAAAGTATGTTGGGAGGGATTAACCTTCATACAAAAGAATTGGAAGAGGGAACTTCAAAAATTAATCAACAGGATGAAGACATTAAAACAAAAGAACAAAAAGTAATGGATGTAAATAATGTTATTGTTGGTTTAACCAAAGAGATGAATGAAAAAAATTTGGAATTAATGAAAATAGAAAATGATATATTAGAATCTAACAAAAGGTTAGAAGAAGCAGAAAAAGAAATTATAATAAAAAAAGAACAAATGTTATCTCTTGTTAGAAGAGAACAAACCATTTTCAGAAAAGAGGAAGAGTTAAAAAAGGTCTATAATAAAATTGGTCTTACATATTAATTAAATTAATTAAAATAAAATGAGCGATAGAACAACAAGAATAAATTTAGAAAATACAAGTGAAGTTTTAATTGACCCAGCAACCGAGGGAACATTAAAGAATATTCAAGGATTTCAAATACCAATTTTTGACTATATCTCTTTATCTTATACATCAACCAATTTAACAGGAGTTGTTTATAAAACTGGCGGCTCTACTGGTGCGACTGTTGCTACATTAACTTTAGCTTACGATATAAGCAATCAATTAATAAGCGTTACCAAATCATAATATGTCTATATCTTGGAAATATAATTTTCATACTGGTAAACTTGACCAAACATCCGTTGAGGATTTATCGGGTTATCTTAAACTTGACCAAACTACTCCGCAAACTATTATTGGTGGAATACCAGTATTTGATTTAGGTTTAGACGCTGGTTCATCTTTGATTACAAGTGTCTTAGACCCAGTGAGTGGTCAAGACGCCGCTACAAAAAACTATGTTGATTTAGCAGTTCAATCTCAAGAATTAATTGAATATTACTCTGCTACTGCCGATACTCTTGGTGGAATTTATTATATCATGGACGATACTCGGTCTGCGACTGGAACTGTTACGACTGCGGCTTTAACAAATGGAAATAACCAAACTGTTCTCAAATTTATAACCCCGATTGCCTCTCCTGCGTTAGCTACTCTTTATGCTGGCATTTACGAATCTCACACCCACGTTTATAAGGGAGGAGTTACGACTGGCAAAGTAGTAACAGCGAGATGGAAAATGTATCAGAGAGTTGCGGCTGGAACTGAAAATTTAATAATGACTTCTGAGGATATTCTTATCACGGCAACCTCTTCTTCGGCTCCTCAAATCATAAATCCTCACGCTATTTTAGTATCTGATTTTGCTTTAACTGGCGATTTTTCAGATAGACTTGTTATTTATTGGGAAGTTGATGTATCTGGTGGTGGAGTTTCTGTAACCTATAATATAACAGTTGGTGGAACGGTTGATTCACGCGTTTCGATTGATATTCCATCAGTGGAATTAAAAAATATCTTTGTTCCTTATTCTGGTGCGACTGCTAATGCGAATACTGGTATTTATACTTTTACTTCTGCTAATTTTATTTCAAGCGTGGCGACTGGCACCTCTCCCTATGCTTGCACTTCAACCACTTTAAATACTAATTTAAATGCTGATTTGCTTGATAATTTACATTCATCATCTTTTGCACTATTAACTGATAAACTTTCCGCTTTTGCCGCTACAACTTCTGCAGAATTGGCTGGAGTTATTTCGGATGAAACTGGAACAGATAAATTAGTTTATAATACTTCTCCAACTTTAATTACTCCTTTATTGGGAACACCGACTTCTGGCATTTTGACTAACTGCACAGGACTTCCTGCCGCAGCCGTTGTCGCTGGTTCTCTGGTAGCCAATATGGAAGCATCTGACCACGGCACAGCAGCAACTGATATGCTGGTGAATGTTTGCTACGGCACAGGTGACCCACCTGCCGCCAATACGACAACCGAAGGAACTTTATTTATAAAATATACCGCCTAATATGGCTGTTCAAGATTTTACTACTTATACAGAAGTAGATACAAATAATCATTTATCCCAAGATACGAATACATCTACTTTTGCTGGATTAACCTGTGCGGAAACTTGTTATTTGTATAAAGATTTTTCAGCAGATTATTTTGATGGCGATTTTACCCAAGAATTTACTTTTTATCTTGATAATCAGACTTCTGTAGGGTTTATGTGTCCCTGGATGATGGGAATAGATTTGGGAGATTATAGTACATTGGTTACAACTGGAACTCACTATTTTTTATGTAATCTTGTAATGAATAATGGTGGAACTCGGACTTATTATGCTATTGAGTGTGATGGTGGAAATGTATATTCAGATAGCTATACAACATTTGAGTTGGATACTCTTTATTACATAAGAGTAAAAAGAGATGAATCTGTCGGAACTTATGGCACATTTTATACTTATATTTATAGCGATGCTGCACATATTAATTTGATTGATACCCTTTCCGTTACTTTACATACCGCCAAAAGAGACCATAGATATTTATTAGCACCCACCAGTTTTAATAATGGGGGAGCACCAACATCAGATGGTTATATTGAAGATTTAAAAATAACTGGATTTAATATGCAGATTAACATTTCTGATGTGTGGAAAGATGTTTCTGAAATAAAAATTAATATAGGTGATTCGTGGAAAACAGTCACAGCAACTCAGATTAATATAGGCGATACTTTTGAATAAATATCAATTAAATATAAAATCAAATGAGTAATGTATATCACAAAGATTTAACAGGGACAGACATACACGAAACCCCTGAGCAGCCAAAAACTTGGAGAGTAGTATTTAAACAATAAATATTTTATTATGACACACGAAACACCAGAAGAAAAAGTAGCAAGAATTGAACAGCGTCAGGAAGATTCCTGTGGGGACATTCAAGAAATAAAACTTGACCTTAAAAATCATATCACTGCTATTTATACTAAAATAGACGAACTTGATACTAAGATAGATAGCAAGTTTGATAAGATACTTTGGTTTTTTATAACTACTTTATTGACTGGGCTTTTAACTTTATTCGGAGTAATCCTTACATTAGTTTTTAGAAAATAATCAGGGTGGTTAATATAGTCCGTAGATTGAAGATAGATTAGACAAATAAAATAAATTTATGACAAGTAAGGTGTTAAGAAAACCAAGTATAATAAGTATAAGTGGTAGTACTATAAAAATTGCACATCCAAATTTATCTGATTTGACAAGGACTTATGTTGTTTCTACTTTTACAGCGGTAGGAACTGCTTTATCAGTAGTTGATAATAATTTCTTTTCAGATGACGACTGGTTTATTATGGGTGAAGTTGGTGATGGCAAAACTGAAGAGTGTGATGTCAATGGTACTGTAATAAGAGGAATTTCAATAACGATTACCAATTCTACAAAGTTTTCACACGAAATTGACACACCAGTCACCAAGATTTACGAAAGGGGAATTAAGATTTATGGTGCGGCTACTGATGGTGGTACTGGAACTTTAATTGCTTCGGTTGATGCGATTACAACTCCAATAGCAGATGCGGTAATGATTCAGTGGAATAGACCATATACCGAATATACCCTGATTTCTACTGATACTACCTATGCTTATTATTATGTTGTTTTTACAGATGGCACAACTTCAAGTTCGGCATCTGATTATGTCGCCTCAACTGGTTTAAGCAATACTTCCGCCCAAGATTTAATTCAGTCCGCACTTGATGTTACCAATACGGAAATGGGTGGCAAGATTTCAAAAGAGTTTTTAATGAGAGAGTTGAATAACTGGCAAGATTCGGTTACTCATTTTACAGATGAAAATGGTATTTTGAAAGATTGGGATTTTGAAATGGTTTATAATGAAACTTCACTTGCCCTAACCGAAAATGAATATAAATATGCCTTATCTGGACTTACCTATTCACCAAAATATACTAATACAATACAGGCAATTCAAGCAGTTAAAATAGGTAATAATCCATTATCTTATATTGACATAGACGAGTTTGATGAAGAAACTGAAAATTGGGTTCAAACTACACTTGCCGCCAATTCTTTAGCATTAGCAACTTCTATAACCCTCACGGATTCTTATGAGTTTTCTGAATCTGGTTCAGTCTATGTGGGCTCAGATACAGTTGCCTATACCGCTAATACGGAAACTACTGGTGTGTTGAGTGGATGCACTGGAACTACTCACGCTCATATCGCAGGCGATTCCGTTTGGCAAGGTGTAACTCCTGGTTTGCCAGAAAAATATACGATTGATGCTGGTTATATTAAATTAAATGTTCCAGTTGAAACTGATTATGTTGGATATAAATTAAAGATTAGATATTTAAAAAAATTAACTCGTCTATCAGATTTTTCCGACAATACGGAAATTCCATTTACCTATACCGCCCAAACCTTTTTAGCTTCTAAAATTGAAGCGAGAAAGGGTAATCTTGATGAAGCAAAACGATGGATGGATGATTTTAGATTACAATTATTTTCAGAAGCAAAAAGTAATAAAGCACCAATGTTAGAATCTGGAACTTATTATGATTTTGAAGAAATATAAATATGGCAATTCAAACATTTAATTTTCTACAATTTTTGGGTGGGCTTCAGACTGCCACATCTCCATTTTTGATTAATGATAACGAGTTGTCGATGCTCGATAACTGCCAGATTAGTTATAAATACGGAGCAATAACCAAACGGCTCGGCTACTATAAAATCGGTGATACTTTAGTTGCTAATAAATCAATTACTGGACTTCATAATTTTAGACAAACCGCTTCAACTCAAAAGATATTAGCGACTATAAATAATTCTGCTGGGACTAATTTAACATTGAAGTATTTTACTAATGTTTCTTCTACTGTAACCACTTCTTCCGCTTCTGGTCAAAAGGTTGTATCTACTACAACGACCACTGGATATATTGTTGGAGATTCGGTAATAATTGGCAAAGGCACTGCGACAGAAGAAACTAAAGTAATTGATACAATTCAGGCTGGCGTAAGTATAACCCTTACTCAAAACTTAACCTATACTCAAGCAATTGGTAAAACCATTGAACAAACTTGGACTGACATTAATGTTAGTACAACCTATAATGCTTTTGAAGATTGTGTAACTGAAATGGAAGATTTTATTGGCTATTGTTTTATCGTTGGTTATGATTCTACTGACGGAGTATTTTTACCAAAAGGAACTTTAACTGGTACAACTTTTTCAACAACTGATAGATGTACCAATATGCCGCAAGGCAAGTATATCAAAAGATATAGAGATAGATTATATGTGGCAAATTGTTATATTACTGCTACTGCCTATCCATATCGTGTTTATTATTCTTCCGTTCCTACTGCTGGCGATATTAGTTGGACTGTTGCTACTGATTTTATAGATGTAGATTATTCGGAATCAATTACTGGTTTGGGAGAGAATTGGGATAGATTAGTTGTTTTTACAAATTATTCTGCTTATCAATATAATCAAAGCGAGAAAAAGAAAGTATGGGATGTCGGTTGTTCAAATCACCGAACTATAAAAAACTCTGGTGCTTATATGATATGGGCGAATAGAGATGGTGTTTGGCAATCAACTTCTGGCAGACCAGAAAATATCGCTGGTCGGGTAATAGATTTTATCAAGGCAGGAACTCCGAGTAATTTCTTTGCCGAAGTGGTTGATGAAGAATATTATCTTTATGTTGGAACAGTAACCGTCAATGGAATTACATTTACTAACACTCGGATTGTTTATAATATCCCAACTAAAACTTGGAGAATAGAAGAACTTTATAATAATATCACGGCAATGACTGCCTACAATAATTCTGGTTCTTTACAACTTTATACTGGTTCAACCACTGGTATGGTTTGGGCTCAAAGCAAATATACAGATTCAACCAGATATTATGCTGATGCCTATGTTGATGTTAATGACACAGGACAACCAATTCACTCTTGGTTTGAAACAAAAGCGTTCGACTTGGGTTCTCCACAAATTTCAAAAGATGTTGTATCTGTTATCGCTTATGCCGACCGTGCAATGGGATTATTCTTAAAAGCCAGAGTGGTTGATAACAATACTCGTTCAATAACTGAGTACAAGGAAATTGGGCAACTAAAAAAATACATCAATGAAAATATGAAGGTAAATCCAGAAAAAGGGAATTTTTTGCAGTTCGAGGGGACAGAAATGGGCAAGAATCCCTATTGGTCATTTTTTGGACTTTCTGTTGGTATATTAGTTGATGAAATAAAAAAATAAAATGCAGTTAACAGACCTTGGATTTTCCGTTTTTAACAGAAAGGATTCAGTTCCAATCGAACTTGAAGTTCCTGATAGCAAATCTTATTTTCCTGATTTAGGACTTGAAGGTGATAAATTGGAAAATCTTTCAGTTTCAAAATTAACTGCTGGTAGTATTAGAGTTGGAGAATATATTCAATCAACTGGATTTGTCGCTGGCACAACTGGTTGGCAAATCAAGGGAGATGGCACGGCACAATTTAAGGATATAACTTTAATTGGTGGAAATTTATCCTATGGAAAAACTTCTATTAGTGATTCTACTAATGCTGGTTATTACATTAGTAGTGCTGGTTTCTATTTTGGTTCTGCCACTGATGCGTCTTATGTAAAATATCTGATAGGAACTACTGCTTTTGACATTAAGGCTACTTTGAATACTGGTGTTGGTTCTGTTATCAATGGAACATATATTGATAGTTTAAATGTAGGAAAATTAACCGCAGGCACAATTACTTCACAAATCATAAATCTTGCATCAAGTTCAGGTTGGAGTTCACCTGTTTTGATTGATTCGTATTCAGAAACAAACCAAGACGATTTGTTATGGATGGATACTCCGTCTGGCAGCGACCTTGTTGCAGGTGGAAACAGTTTTGCTTGTAGTGTTACTGGTTATTATCTATCAAGTGCGAAGTTTTATATTAAAAGTTTGAATCCCGTTGCAGGAGATTATATTTACGCAAAACTTTACGCTCACTCAGGAACATATGGTACGGACTCAATACCAACTGGGACGGCATTAGCAGTTTCAACAGGTGTTCTTGCCACAAGTATTCCAGGAAGTCTTACCTTGATAACATTTACTTTTGACAAAACATATCTTCTTGTCAACGGAACAAAATATTGTATTGTTTTTTCTATTCTTGGGATTCACGATACAAGCGATTTCGCATTGGGAATTGATGTTTCTTCACCAAGCCACGGAGGAAATTATTTCAGGAGTGCTATCGGTGGGGGAGAAGGAGGTTGGGTTTATCATGCTGGCGTTGATACTTGTTTCTATGTTTATGGCGAATCTCAAGGTTATAATCAATGCTATATCGCAAGTGGTAAAACAGATTTTACCAACACTGAAAGTGGATTTATTTTGGGTATTGATGATGATAATGTAGCTAAACTTTATATCGGCAATGCTATAAATTATCTAAATTGGGATGGCACAAGTCTGCTCATAAACGGAAATTTGGTCATTAAATCCACGACTGGTACTCTTACTGGCGAACCTATTGTGGCTGGAAATCCAGTTTGTCTGGGACAAACAGCAGACGAACCAGTTTATGGTGAAGGGACTATTACCAAAGATGCTTATGTTTGGCAGAGAAATCCCACTACAAATTATGGAACAGCTACGGTTGTAAAGATAGGTTTTGAAGGTTCGGGGAGTGACTGGTATCAGATGAAAGGTTATATTTGGTTTGACATTTTGAAACCTTATAATATAAATTCAAGTGTTAAATTAAGACTTTATCAGGACAATGTTGTTGGCGATACTTCAATAAATATCTATCGGGTGACACAAACTTGGATAGAAAGCGGAGATGGTTCTATCACCTGGAATGCCCAGCCAACGAATGATGGTGTTGTTTGGGGTAGTGGAGTATTAACTGGGAGTGGACAATACTTAGAAATAGATATTACCAACTTATACTGGTGTTGGAAATTGGACGTACATCCAAATTACGGGATTATGATAAGCGGAGGTTCAGCGGGAAGCAATAACTATGTTCAACTAAAATCAAAGGAATTCGGCGAGGGAGTTTACACCCCTCATTGGTCTGTTATTGGCATAAAAGATGCCTCAAAGGTTTATCGGGCTGGCGTTACCAATGATTATCAATGCCATAATTATATCGGCATTGCGGCTGAATCCGTTGATACCGACGATACACCAATTTCAATTCAGACATTTGGTATAAATCCCAATCAAGCAAGTTTAATTGCTGGCAGTGATTATTTTATAGATTCTATTTACGGCATTACTTCAGTAGCTCCAAGTGGCAACGTTTTAAAAATAGGTAAAGCTCTTTCAACAACAACTTTATTGATGGCACAACCGACTCATTCTTTTTATAGCGAATTTTTTATAACATCTACATCGCCTGCTTATTATTTCGTGCCAATTCCTTTTCCACCTCAAAGAATATTTTTTCACGCTTATTATACTGCGGCAGCGACTGATTATAGCGAGGGTGAAGCTACTGCCGTTGGGCACGAAAGCTGTCATAGGTCAAATGGAAGTACTTCAAGCGTTTGTGCATCTACGGCAGATGGTTTGATATTATTTATTAGCAAATGGACTAATTGCGGAGTGTTGTTGGCTGTAACCGCTCCAGCACATGACCATACTATTAGGTTTTCAGCAACAGGTTAATAATTTATAAAAAATATATGGCACAAAGATATTGGTTCTGGTATAAAAAATCAGATGGAACAATAAATAGTGGTTCGTCTGCTTCTCAAGAAGAGGCGGAAAAAGATATTGGTAAATCAAATATTTTAATTGGACAATTAGGTTCTTTGCCAGTAGAACCAACTACAACTTCTAAAGAAGAAACTACAACTATTTTAGGTCAAGAAGTTCCAGTTAATCAAGTTGGTAGTACTTTGCCTGAACATTCTAAAAGTTTAACAAAAGAACAAGTCGCTAAATTATATCAGGACTATTTCAAAAGAGAACCAACACAAGAAGAATATAATTATTGGATTGGAAAAGATGGTGCTATTTTAACAGATAAATTATCTGGTACTGTTCAATTTGAAAAAGAAAAAAATCCAGAAAGATGGGAAGAAGAAAAACCAAAGGAAGGTGAGAAACCAGTAGAGGGTGAAACCGCACAAGAAAAAATAGAAAGAGAAAAAAAAGAAGCCGATGAAGCCCAAGCCAAACAAGATGAATATGTTAAAAATGCCAATGCCGTATTAGACCAAGCATTAAAAGATGGTCGTTTATCACCAGAGGAATACGAATTATTTAAAACAGTTATTCAATATTATCCGCCTGGAGTTGAGGTAAATCCAGAGGAGATTTTAACTACATTTAAAAAAATAAGTGAGACTACTATAGACCCGCATTTTGCCGAATTGACTAAGATAGCCACGACTTCCTTACAACAAAATTTAAAATATTTAGAAGAGCAGAGAAAGTTAGAAAAAGAAACTGAAACTTTAAAATCACAACAGAATATAGAAGCACAAAAAAGAAGTTTAGAAGCCGCTGGTATGACCTTTACTGGCGAGGGAGTTAAACAGTTGGGAGAAGAAAGTGCTTTCGGTCAGCAAGGTACTGAAGCAGTGCCGCAGATTTACGGACAAATGCCAGTTGGTATGACTCAACAAACCAATCGTTTGTTACAATCAAGTTCATTGGCTCAATATAATCAACAGGTATTGGAACAAGCCAGAAGTGGTGAAGCACAACTTGGAACTGCTGGTATGACTGGCATATCAGTACCTGGTGGATATGATGTTATGGGTGGAATTACTGGCTCATTACCAACCGAAGAAGAAACTGCTAAGGGAACTTACCTACAAAACTTACTAACGCAGGCGGGCAAAAGGTCTGCCTATTCGCAAAATATAAATCTAAATTATTAAAAATTTATGCCTACTTTATTAGATGCCCAAATAAAACCATCTATAGACACTTTTGTAAAAGAAAAGGGTCGCCAACCCACAACTCCTTCGGAGTGGTCTTCGGTCTATCGTCTTGCCTATCCAGACCAAACTAAAATGCCAGTTGAATTTCAGAAGGTAGTTAATCAAGCAGCTGCATCAGCCAATACACCAATTGGTTCAAGACAATCAGAATTGGATGTTCTCGGATTACAAAGGGGTGCGGCTGGTGCTGAATCACAAACTGCTCAACAAACTGCTCAGACAGCCAGTTTAACTCCTGGCAGGTTTAATATCTTACAAGAGGCATTACGGGCTAAACAAGGTTCGCAAGCATTGGGTACAAGTTCTATATTTGAGAAGGCTGGTTTGACTGGTTATGGTGCTTTGGCGGCATCATTACAATCCAGAGCAAAGGAGATGGACATAAATTATGAAAATTATTCTAATACTATCCAGAGTGCTTTCGCTGGAGTCATTGATGTTAATAAGCAACTGATTGATAAAGCAAACTTGGCTCTTGATAACTATAAGATGATTAGTGATAGATATAAAGAAGTTTCCGACCAGATATTTACCCTTGAGAGAGATGAACAAGAATATAAAAGAAGAGTTGATTTGGCGGTACTTGAAGCAAGTTTAAAAAATGCTAGTGCTACCAATAAACTTACATTAAGTGAAGCAAAGGGTTGGGGTGCTCCCTGGGCTCAAGGAATGACCGAGGAAGGATTTAAACAATCATTATATTCCGAAACTGCACCAACACAATTTATACAATCTATGCCAGTTAATTCAATGGAAGTTAAGGGACAACAAGCAAGTTATTTACCAACTGGTAAGGGTGGACAACAGGTTATTAAGAATGCTTGGAATACTGAAAAACAGAATATTTTACAGAAAGTTACTGGTGGTGGAACAACTTTATCAAATGACCAACTTAATAAAATGGCTTCGGTTGGTGTACCAAATGATATAGCCAATGATATTCAGGGATATCTCAATTCTGGTGCTTCAGAAGAATCCATACTTGATGGAATGACTAAATCATTTGGTGCGGACTTGGCTCAAAAATACATAAAAGCATATAAAAAAATTATTAGTACTGGTGCAATGAGTGGATACTCATTTACTAAATAAATAATTATGTTTGAAGGTAAAACTTTTCAAATAGGTAATTCTTCAATTACTCAACCAATTGAAAATAAAAATACATTTCAGGGAAAAACTTTTAATGTTTCAAAAATTCCAATAGTTCAAACTACTAAAATTCCTGTTATAGAAAAATCTAAAGTTTCTCTTTCAAGTGCAGTAGAAGAAATTGTTAAACCAACAATACCATCTTTTTTCGCTGGACTTACTAATTATCAACCAGCAAAAGCAAAAGAAGAAATGGTTTCTTCTTTAAAACAAACTGGTCAATTTGCTATTGGAATTGGTAAATTAGCGATTAATTTTTTTACTGGACTTGGAAAAACATTGCTTGATGTCAATAAAACTTTTGACCCAACAAGAACATTGGCTTTAACATTACAAGATTATAAAACAGCACCAAGCAAAATAACAGAACCTTTAAAAAAGAGAGTCATTACTAGATTTGATGAGACAATGGAAAATGCTCCCCTTATTAGTGAAATTGCTTCGGCAATAAATCCAGAAAAATATCAACCAATTACTGTCGAAGAAGCAAAAAAAACAGCTAATAAGTGGAAATATGTTATTGGCGGACTTGGAGTTTTTGTTGACCAAGCAATTGCTGCAAGTTTTTTGAAATTAGCTACTTTGCAATTAACTGCTCCTAAAGTAACAAAAGTTCCATTAAAAAAAGTTGAACCTGCTTATGGTTATGAGGTAACAAAAGAGGGAATTGTTAAACCAGCAAAATTTCCAGGAGCAGTTGCTTATGAATATGTCAAAGAAATTGAACCATCTAAAACTGGAGTTCCTTCTACATTATTAAAACAAGAACCCATTTCTCGTTGGTATCAACTTGAAGTTAAGGGGAAATCATCAAATACATATATTCAAGAAACTTTCGATGGAACTAAATTGACTTATCGTGCTTATAATATACAAGGAAATGCTTTTATAGATTCTTTAAAAAAACTTTTTAATATAAAGGTTAGTCCAACAGAAATAGTATCAAGACCGATTACTAGTGAAAACATAACTTCGGTAGTTACTGAAACGACCAAAGTGCCAGTAGAAGTTCCAATGATTTCGCCAGTTAAACCACCAATAGTTTCAGTCCCTCCAACCGCAGTAACTCCTATCCCTATTTCTACAATCACACCAGAAGCGGTTAAAGCCCCCGTAGAGGTTGTTAAACCAGAAGTATCAAAAACACCAGAAGAACAAGAATTAGATAAGATATATCAAGAAAATAAAATCAAGGAAGACAACCTTCAAAAACCTTCAATTGGTTTATCCATCAGAGAAGTAGCAATTTCACCAAAAATAACAACTCCGATTCAAATAACTTCATTTAATCAAATTAAACAAGGTTTCAGTAATCTTATAGATAATTTTAAAAAGATAGTTTCGCCTTTATATTTTTATAAAGATGCTCCGATGAAACTAAGAAATGATATAAGAACAGATATTATTGGTGGTCTTAATAAAGTAATAGAACAAAGAAACAAAAACTTCGTTACTTTATTTGGTGGAATGGAAAATCCTGCCATTGAACAAACCATTGAACTAATAAAACTTAGAGACCAAATGGCAAGAATTGCCGCCAGTAAGGGTAATCCATTGATAACCATAGAGGAAGCCAATACCGCATTAAAAACTGCCGAAACCAATGCAACTCCTGATATTATTAAGGCTGCTGAAAGGTATAGAAAATTACAAAATTATTATCAAAACAAATTGGTTGAAATGGGAAAACTTGAACCGACCGATTTGTTGGAAGATTATGTCAGACATTATGTTTCCGACTATACTCCTGATTGGATTTTCAATAAAGGAATTCCTGCTCGTTTGCGTATGCCATTCAGGGGATATTTAAAAAAGGCTGGTCAAACATCTAAAGAATATGTTGTTGATAGAGATACGATTCTTGGTCAATTTCTTGAAATGGATTATGATAATTTGATTGAGGATTTTATGGTTAGCAAAGCAATTGAATATGATATTACACCAAAATTATCTCCAGCAGAGAAACAAATATTATTTAGAGGAAGTCAGCCAAAACCAAATAGAATCTATGAAATAAACAATAAAATGTATCGTGCATTTAATCCATCTTCTCCATTCAGTCGTGTTGTTTATCCAACAGAAGAAGGAGTAATGGCAATTGGTAAGTATAGAAAAACTTATTTAGTTCCAGAAAAAGTTTATAATACTTTTAAGAATTTTTCAGAGAAGGGTAATCATTTAATTGCTTCAGTTAATAGGGTTGTTTCTCTTTGGAAAACAATGGCTATTTTTTCCAAGTATCCTTCTTATAATATAAACAATATAGTTGGTGATACTTATATGGCTTTCTTACAAATGCCAGAGCCATTAAAATTTACCAGCAAGATTCCAGAAGCTGTTCACTATTTAGCCAAAGGAACAACAACTCCATATTTACAAAGGTTAGATAAGTTTATAAAAGATAATGATATTTTGGGAGCAACTATTGTTCAGTCGGAACTTTATAATATTAGGGGTGGAAAAAATCCAGTTAAATATTTGTTTGATAAGGCAGGAGATTTAATTCAATTTAGAGAATCCATATTAAGAACTTCTATTGCCGATTATCTTTATAGTGTCTTGGAAAAAGGAGATGCGAATAAGATTAAACAATTAAGAAATTATTTTTCTTATACTGGTATTGTTGACGAAATGACAGATAGTCAAGCATTTGGTAAAGTTGCCAGAGATGTTGAGATAGATTATAAATGGACTTCAAAACCATATAATCGTTTTATTCGTGGTGCATTATTTCCTCTTGGAACTTGGTATTTCAAAGCATCATCTTCAACCTGGAAATTTGCAACAAAACATTTAGGCAAAGCATTAATGGTTGTTTTGGGATTACCAATTCTTGCTGCACTTTTTAATGACAGAGATAAAAAGACAAGAGAGTTAGAAGGACAATTACCATCATATTATCAAGATAGTATTCACCTAAATTTTGGAGAAAATCCAGATGGAACAGTTAGGGTAATGCAATTTCAACTTCCACAAGATGTTTTAATAGGAACAAAAATATTTTCTATTGCAGTTAATCAAACTAATCTTGTAGCCATTGGAAAGAAATCAGTTAAAGATGCGGCTATTGATACTCTTAAAAGATGGGGGATAAAAGAGGAAAAGGGTATGCTTTACCTTGCTAATTTTATGGTTAGATTTATTAAAGGTTTGGTTGATAGAAAAGACCCCTATGATAATGCTCCAGTATATTCAAATGAACCAGAAAAATTAACTACCAATAGAAAGGTTTGGGAACAATCATTATTCTTGTTTAAAGTAATGACTCCTTTTCTACAAATTGTCACAAGAAATTATCAACAAGGGAAACCATTGGATGTTACAAAGCAAGATATAATTGATTCTTGGGCTGGAAAAGGAATCCTTGGTATTAATGATACCAATAAACAAGATGAAATTTATTTTGAAGGCAAACCAGTTAAATGGGATGATATTAATGTATTAAAAGAAATTTCTGCTAAAGAAAATAATATTTTAGATTCAGTTGAAAATGCTTGGGTGGCAAGTGGTTTAACTCCTGATGAATTTTTAAATAGACCAGAGTTTAAATCACAAATAGAAAGAATGAAAAATATGTATATTGGTTACGTTCCTCAGGCAGAACAACTTTCATTAGACGAAATAGTCGGAAATCTTGGAGAAAGAATAGCCAATCGTATTGGTGATGATGCAACAAGTGCTGCTCACTGGTATAGGGTTCAATCCGAAAGAGCCAAAACAGATGAAGAAAAAAAGGAATTAGCCGAAGTTTATAGTGAAATAAGACAGCAAAATATTCTTGATGCTATTGACGCATATCCCAAAACTTCAAAAGATATTTTTATGCAATATATTTTAAATAAATAATATGGCGGAATCAATCTTTTTACAATTAGCAAAAGCAATTTTAGACCCAACATACCAAGCACAAAAACTTTCTGAACTTATTAATCAGGCGACAACTGAAATTAAAAGGATACAAAATGATAAATTAATTAAACAGGCATCAAAAGATATTGTTGCTGGCAGAGAATCCGATATTGTTAAAATTCCAACCAAGGAAATTATAGATAAACAAGCAACTACTCCACAAACACAAACCCAACAAGTGCAAACTGATATGTTCCCACTTTCAGAAGAATATAAACCATTTTTAAAATCAACTTATAATTCATATAAAGATTTAAAACCAGGATATTTAGAATCATTGATAATGACAGAATCAACAATGGGTCAAAATAAAAAAAATGAATTAAAAGATTATGGTAAGTTTGGGTATCTCGTTGGTTTAACCCAAACTGCTGCAAATGAATTAATAAGAAACAAAATATCATTTGATGCTAATTCTGTTCAAGGTGCAATTGATGCTGCTGCTAAATATTCTGATTTGAAAAGAACTGTTTATGATTATGACCAAAAAACAGATAAACAAACAGTTAGATATATTTATGAAGATATGCCTAAACTTTGGAAAGAAAGATATAATACAAGAAAAGGGATTGGTGATGAAGATACCTTTAGAAAATATTACGATTATTATTCTACTTTAAAATATTAAAAAACTTATCCACCGTTAACACACTTTTAAAAATATAGGATTAGTTTATAATATAGGAAAGGAGGTTCTATGTCCAAAGTCTGCAAGCCAGGTTGCCCCAATGTGGGCGACTGCGAAGACGACCCTGATGTCTGTCCGATGGCTTTGTCTGCTGATGAGACGATGACGCTGGACGATTTGCCAGACGAGCCAACGCCTGACATCAAGGTTACCTATCCACCAAGGACTGGGGTGTTTTGCTAGAAAGGAGGTGATTCAACCTTCTCGCCAAGTCAGAGGCGTTATTCTGACACAACAACAAAGGAGTATCGATGATACGACTGGTCAAACTGCGAATGTTCGTGTTCGTCAACTGAGGCATCGAGAAGAAGCCGAGGGTTACTCCGAATAGGTGGGAGTGAGTGGTTTAGCAGCCATATTGCCAGAAGGCAAGGCAGGCGAAACCAGCTATAATGGTTCTCCATTTACTCCCACCTGCCAATTTGTTCATTTACAACTGCGACCAAACTAATAAAAAAAGATTATGACGAAGAAACTTATTTGGCGTTTAAAGGAGCAGCCAACATCAGAATCGCTCCAAGGGTTAGTATCCACTGGATTACTAACAAAAGACGAAGCAAGAGAAATCTTGTTTAACTTACAAGAAGAAGGTGAAAGGGATATTAAATCTCTTGAAGAAGAGATTAAATTCCTCAGGGATATTATTGATAAACTGTCAAGAAACAATTATTCAGGAACTATCACTATTATCAAGGAAATTGAAAAGCCTTATTCTCAAAGACCTTGGTATGGACCTTATAATAGCTGGAGTAATTCAGATTTAACCACATTATGTTCGAATACTGATTCTATCAATAATATGCCGTTAAGTTTTAATAGCATTCAAACATTTTAATTAATCATTTGGTCGCAATTGTAAAAGAATAACTTCCCCTGCCAATTTATGCTTTGTTGGTCATCAAAAATGGGTACTATGGAAGAACAAATTTACAAAGAGGGTGACTATTTGGTAATTAAAATTCCCCTGAAACAAGATAGATGGTGTCCTTTTACTGAAAAAAAACTTGGGGAAATGGAGGCTATTGCTGGATTATCGCTTAAGAATAAAAATGGAAACACAGAATTTGGTTTTGTTAATAGGATAGATAGAAGTTATAAGGGTAAAGATGATGATATTTCAGATTTCTTTTATAAATATTTTGGTTTGGAAGAAGATTTTGAAAAACTTTGTAAAGAACTTGGTTTTGATATATTTTACTTAGATTTTTCAGAAGAAGGAAGTTCCTACTTCCCCTGCCAATTCAGATAATACCTGATTTTGTCCCCCAAATGAAATGGATATAATCAAACATTATAGTCAATTCTTACCACAATCGTAGTCAGTTTCTACTACAATCGGAATGAGCATACCTTTTTGGTTTAAAAAACGAAACGAGATAGAACCCTGTCAAATTATATTTAAAAAAAATGGAAAAAAAAGAATTGCCAAAGATAATAGTTAAAGAAGTTTGCGTTGATTGTAATATCGGCATAGTATTTAAAAAAAATGGTTTAACAATTCTCAATGGCAAACTATTAAAATATCAAAAACTAAATGGCGATTATATCTTTGTCTATAAATGTGATGATTGTTTTAAAAAAAATAAAGAGTTAAGAAATTATCAGGAAACCGAGGTTTATTCTAGGGTGGTAGGATATTTAAGACCAATCCAACAATGGAACAAGGGCAAGCAGTTGGAATATAAACAAAAGAAAAATTATGTTATTAAAAATAAAAAGGTGGTTGCGAAGTAAAAAGAATACAGGAGTTCTTACTGACCCTCGCCAAAAGAATGAAAAGATTTTTGATTACTTTGGCATTGGAGCGGAAGAAGAAATTCTTTTTCCTGATGGACAAGCCGATGCTTATTTGCCGACCAAAGAAATACAGGTTGTTGATGGTGTTGAAACTTGGACTTGCGTTGACCAATCATCTGATAATTGTCTTGAAACATTACACAAGAAAAAATATGGTTTTGAAATAAATATTGACGACCAAGCTGATGCGATTATGGCTGGAACTAAATGTTTTTACGGAAACTATTTGCAGAAAGTTGCTGATTCAAAAAGACACAATGGTTGTTTATTGGAAGGAATCTGGAATGCACCAAGACCAATCAAGGATTGCTCGGAATTTCTCGGCATAGAATTGTCAGAAGAATACAGACAGAAAGCAAAAGAGTTTCTTAATCAATATGAAATAACTTACAGATGGGCGACAAACTATAAAGATGAATTGAGGTATGCCCCGTTACAAGTGGTTATCAATAATGGTTCTCACGCTGTGATGGCTTATGGCTATGAGGGCGATAAGTTGAAAATATACGACAGTTATTGGAATGATAAGTATTTATATGACATCAGCAAGGTAATTTGTGCTATGCGATATAATATAACTCGTAAAAATAATGATATGGAATTTATTAAAACAGTAACAAAGTCGTCTGTCTATCTAAAATTAGAAGACAGAATTTATCCCATTCTTGAACCCACTACATTTTATCAATTAAGTGGTGGACAAGATTGGAACATTGTAAAAGTAGTTTCGGATAGTGAATTGGCTGCCCTAAAAATGCAACCCAAAATATTCACTGCCGATGGTTTAATTAATGTTATTAACAAATAAAACTATGAATGAAATTATGTATCACGGAATTGGCTTGGGGCTTATTATAATGGCTCTATGCCAAGTAACTAAAAATGCCTTCAAGCTAAACACAAATTATATCCCATTATTATCAACACTTTTAGGTGTGTTAGCTGGGATATTCCTATTGAACGATTGGTTTATGGGATTGGCAATAGGTTTAAGTGCCTGTGGTCTATTTGACTTCGTTAAAAAGCCAGTAGTTGCTATGGGTCAATCTGTGCTTGAAGCATTCAAAAAATAGTTAGGGCATAAGCCCGACTATGACGTACAGAGAAAGTGTTCTCTGTGTCATCGTGGGATTGGTGATTATTGTCGGCATACCTTTCATCAAAAGGAATGTATTGCCTGCTCAAGCCGAACAAATCTATTTTCAGGAAACTGAAGAATACAAAGTGGCGAAAAAACTCGCTAGTTCTAATCTGAAACTTGACTGTTACAAAATGAAAGTTTTGTGGCAAGCCCTGTTTCCAGAAAAAAATTGTTGGCGATATAAAACCAACATTGGGACTTATCACTGGTATTGTGAAATTACGGACAATCTATTTCTTGACGCAAATTATGACCTTCGAGGAACTATCCGTATTTTCCAAAAATAAAAACTAAAAAGGCTGGAAGGGTAAAACTATCCAGCTTTTTTAGTTGGGTATTCTGACCGCCTTAAAACCCTTTATTTTGGTGGGTGGTAGAACCCATTCTTCAAAAATTTGCCATCGTAGATGCCCTTTCTAACTTCCTTAGGTAATGCCATTCTCCACTTCCTATCCTTCCACATCTTACATTCTTCCTCTCCTTCATTAGTCTCGGTATTCTCAGTTGAATCTTTATCAAGGGGACATACTGGGGTATTACAATTACTCCAATTAGGACATTGCTCTGGTTTCATAAATTTATTTTTTAATATCTTTTAAAGACTTTATTTTGGATAAGGCTTTTTTTTCAATTTGTCCAACCCTGCTGCTCGTTAAGTCCAGTATCATCCCAATCTCTTTGTTGGTGTATAATACGCCATCAACCAGACCGAGTTTCATTCTAATGACTGCTTTTTCTATGGCTGGCAATTTTTTTATTTCGTTGACAAAGTATTCTTTCATTATCTTCGCATCCATCCTATCTTCGGTTTCATTTATCATATCGTCATCTTCATAATTGTTTTCCATCGAGAGTTTTTTTTGTTTGCGAAATAAATCCTTAAGGCAATTTTCCATTACTCGGTAACAATATGTTTCTGGCGATGAACCACCCTTAAACTTATCAAGAGCAGTCCAGCATTTAAGATAACATTCCTGGAATAGGTCATCAGTTTCCATATAAGGAACTTTCCAGTGTTTGGCTTTAACCATCATATCTGGTTTCAATGGTTCTAATATCTTTTCTTTTTCTTTTCTTTCCACAAATTTATTTTACTAAGTTAGCACCCTTGCTGTCGACAAATCTAACAGACCAAGTAGATTGCGACCACTTCCCGCAGTTCTTGCAAACATAATTTTTTTTCTTCAAACCACTTGCCAAGAAATTCCAGCCTCTTGACTGCAACCTGTCAGAACCGCACATCGGACAAACTCCCTTGTCATTGACATAAATCGCTGGATGATTAGCTGTATATGGTCTGAATAACAGATAAATTTTTTCCAATAAAGCGACATCCTTTTTGTTGTAACGTTTTAACAAAGACCAATCTTGTTCGGTTGCCTTTCCCAAGGTCAATCTTTCCAACAATAAATCCTTGTCGAGTATTCTTTCTTTTTTGCCCAAACCAAGATGTTCGCCCAAATCATCCAAAGCATTGGAGTTAAACCCAAACTTATATCTGGCAAATTCTCTGGTATCGAACACTTTATATGGACTAGGTGGCGGTAGGTTATGTTCCAAAAAGAATGAATTACTCTTGCGGTTGTCAAATTTTTTGGCATTTTGTCCGACAATAATATCAGCTTCATCCATTACTTTCCATAGTTCCTGAACCAATTCCTTATTAGTTTTAAAATCGCATTCGGCAAAACAAAAAATGTCTTTCGTGCCAAGCCACTTGTAGGCGAAAGATAATAGCCGAGCTTCCTTTAAATATCTATTTATATTCTGTTCGTATTTGCCAAAACAAAAAGCAATGTTAAAACTGGTTTCCAAATCATATAAAAGGACTTTCTGCTTAATTTCTTCTCTAATAATTTCTTCATCCATAAAATTTATTTTAATAATAAAAAGCCCACTCCCACGAATAGGGTCGTAACCCCAATATGCGGTTGTAGGCTCGTAAGCCTTTATATTCTAAATTGTTATTTGTCGCCCCCAGTAGGAATTGCACCTACCGCAATGGTTTAAGGACTTGATTTGCCTCTGCAAACAAACGAGAAACCATAGAGCTCTTAAATATGGGGGCTCATTTTTTTATTACCCTATTTTTAATTTTCTATTTCTTTCTTTGTTTGTTTCTTTTTTCCAAACATAGTTTTATATGGGAATTTAGTAGATATTACTAAATAAAATCCAAATAACAACTTAAATATTTTGTAACTAATTTTACCAGGATATTTTATTTGTTTAATATAAGATTTATTATAATTTATCATTGGTGGATTGTTTCTCAGATAATTACCATCTATAATCATATTATACAAAGTATTTAATATTTCTTCATTATTATTTTTCATTTTACTTTTTCTTTAACTTCTTCTATTTGCGGTTCTTCGGTTATCTTAATTCTGGTATGACAATGTGGACACTCCAACCTTGCTATCATTTTTACAATATCCAATTCGTCAAAAATGATAACTATTTCGTGGCATTTTACGCATCTCCTTATTATCACATAATTGAG